CTGTGCCATACAGATTTATCATAGGCATGCATAGTGGTCTAAAATACAGCACCAACAGAGGTTTACTAGAAGAATTAGACAGATTAGACAAAACCATTGAAGAAGAAGTTGACATTGGTAGCACAAACACTGCATTGGGTTATGTAACAGCATATCAAGGTGATTTAACCAGTAGCCAAATTGGTCAAATAGTCACAGCCAGTGTTACACCATTTAGTGGTGCAAACATCTATTTGAACACAAACAGTGTTACAGGTTCTCCTGTGGGTAATCTGTTCAAGAAAGGTGATTTTATTCAAGTAGGACCAACAAATGGTAGATATCCTTATCAAGTAACAGAAGATGTCACATACAGTGTGAGCACAACATTGCGTATACCTGTGCATAGAGCAGTTATAGATCAAAGTGGCTTCAGTCAAAGTGCAAGAAACATTGCAGTGGGATCAGATGTACAATGGTTTGTTAAAATGGTTAGAAAACCCACATACACCATTATACCACATGACAGAATACAATTTAACAGTGATTTTGAACTGATTGAGGTAATTGAATAATGGCAACAACCATAACTCCAGTACAAGACAACAACATCAAACATGCTGTGCTGATAGATCTAGATCTAGATGGCAATGTGTACTACATATCAAGTGCTTTCCAAGAAGTAACTTATTCAGGTAACACATATCAGCAGTTGGGCAGTTTTCTACAAGTAGGAGAAATGGCAGAAGACATCAAAACCACAAATGGTGATTTAGCAATCAGCCTCAGTGGTGTAGAAGCAACATATTTAAGTGACATATTGACCACACCAATCAAAGGTGGTGTTGCCAGTGTGTACAGAGCATTTTTCAATGATGATTACACATTGGACAGTGCAAATGTGTATCAGAGATTCAAAGGTGTTATCACTAACTTTGTGGTAGAAGAAGACTTTGACATATTGGAAGGCAATGACACTAACACTATTTCAGTAAGTTGTGCAAGTATAAACACAATTTTGGAGAACAAAATAGCAGGCCAAAGAACCAACCCTGCAGATAGAAACAAATACTATCCAGGTGACCAAACATTTGACAGAGTACCAGACCTAATGGGTGTGAACTTTGACTTTGGTAAAGAATACTCAGGTGGAGGTGGTTACCAAGGTGGTGGTGGCAGAGGTGGTGGAAACAGAGACAGAGGTGGTGGTGGAGGCCGCAACCAACAATTAAGATAGAGATATGATTAGAAGAGCAGGTATACAGGATTTTGATAGAATAATGGAGATGATGATTAACTTTGCCAATTCATCTCCTATGGAAGCACACCATAATCCACAATATGATGATCAATATGTGAGAAAATTGTTGTGTAGCATAATGAGTAATGGTGTAATCATAGTAGGTGAATATCAAGGCAACATAGAGGGCATGTTGATTGCACACATAAATCAAGATCCATGGTTACCACATGTCAAAGTGTTAAGAGAAATGGCATGGTGGGTTGAACCTCCTGCAAGAAGTAGCACATTGGGTTACAAATTATTGAAAAAATACATAGAATATGGTGAAAAAATGAAAAAACATGGGGTGATAGATGAATTTATGCTCACACTGATGGAGATTTCACCAGACTTTGACCTTGAAAAAAGAGGTTGGAACAAAGTAGAACACAATTATGTGTTTGAAGGAGCATAGAGTATGGCAGTTTTCACAGCAATAGCAACAGCAATTACAACTGCAATTGGATCCATAGGTAGTATTGCACTTGTCACAGCCACAGGAGCACTTACTACTGCAGGTGTTATTGCAACAGGACTTATATCCACAGGATTGATGTTGGCAACTGCCAAAGTCACAGGTGTATTTGACGCCCCCAGTGCAGGTGGTGTTAGAGATCCAGGTGTTAAAGTACAGTTACCTCCTGCTACAGACAACAAAATACCTGTTTTTTATGGTAGAAACAACACTGGCTCTATAATCACAGATGCACAAATCAAAAACCAAAACAACACCATGGTGTACATGTGTATTATTGGTGAGAAAACAGATTCAGGCACATACACGCTGAACAAAGTGTACAGAGGAGACAGTACACTTAACTTCACTGGAGGTTATAGTGGTACAAGTTCACCAAATGTGATCAGCATAACAGATCCAAATGCCACAACATCTAACAATGTAAATGGCAAAATGAGATTGAGAGTGTATGCAGGTAATGCCCAAACAGCCAGTAACCAAATATTCCCTCCATTAGGATTGAAAGTTGCGGCTCAAACACTGATGCCCACAATCACTGCAAACACAAATTATGAAGACCTTGTGTATGCTGTGTTTGAAATAGATTATGATCCAGAAAATGGTCTCACAGACTTTGGTGTATTGACTTTTGATATTACAAACAGTTTGAGTGAACCCAGCAATGTGTTGTTAGACTATTTGCAAAATGACAGATATGGTGCAGGACTCAGTAGCACAGATCTTGTTACCACAAGTTTTGATGACTTGTATGACTATTCAACAGCACAAGTAGATTACATAACACCAGCAAATGTCACAACAACACATGATAGATGGCAAATTGATGGTATGTTATCAACATATCAACCTGTTAAAAGCAACATTGACAAATTGTGCCAAAGTTGTTCAGCCTTCTTTACCTATGACCCCAAACAAGGTAAGTTCAGAGTACAACCTAACAGGGCAGCCACAACAGCAGAAAAGAGTGCGGCTTTCCAATTTAATGATGACAACATAATTGGTAAAATAGGTGTAAGTACCACAGAACTGTACAGTTTATACAACAGCATAGAAGCAGAATATCCAGAAGTAAACAAAAAAGACCAAACCAATGTGGTCATAGTGGATACTCCTGCAGGTGATAGAAATGCCAATGAACCAGACAATCCATTAAACACCAGATATGATCTAGTTAATGATTACAGCAGAGTATACAATTTAGCAAACATTGACCTGCGTCAAAGTAGAACCAGTATGGTGTTGGAATTTGAAGCAGATTATAGTGCAATACAAGTAGATGTAGGTGATGTTGTAAAAGTAACCAATAGCAGATATGCATTCACTGACAAATTGTTCAGAGTGATGAGAACCACTGAAATAGAAGATGCAGATGGCACACTGAAATGTAAATTGCTGTTGTTGGAATATTCAGATGATGTGTACACACACAACACTGTGAGCAGTCAAGGTGAAACAAATGCCACAGGCATACCAGGATGGTGGACCAGCATAGGTAATTCAAACATCAATATTGGTAACATTGTGATCATTGATGATCCAAATGATGCAAATGCAAATATTGTTGATGATGGTGGTAATATTATTGGCAATGTGGATTGGGGCAACATTGATTGGCCTACATTCCCAGGCTTTATACCTCCAAACAATCCATTTATTAACTTGCCAATTAACTTTGATTCTAATGTGTTGCTGGATGAGATAGTGGTAGATGTTACACCAGTTGTAGATGCCAACAGCACAAATACAGCAAACACTGTGGCAAACACAATTATAACCATACCAGCACCTTTTGATCCCACACTGGGCATACCAATGTTCCCCACAGATGGCACAGTATTCAATGTGGGTATTCCCACAAATGGTTTTGGTAGTACCAAATATAATTCACCTGATTACACAGGCATAATTATCAATGATATATATGGTAAAAACAGTCAAACAGGTGCAACCACACAACATGCAAGTACTGGCACATTGCCACTAAATCCAGGTGGATTTATATCACCAACTGATCAAGGTGACTTAGCACCAGGTACACAAATAGAAGATAGACCTCCTAACAACACAAGTGTTGCAAATGCGGCTGTTACTGCAAACACTGCCTTAGGTGAAGCAAACAGTTTGATCACCAGTGTGTTTAATTATGATATCACAGGTATTGACCAAGGTGAATTTTCAATCATTGCCAGTACACAAGCAGGTGGTGTAAACTTTGGTGCAGGTTTTGATGTGGCTTTTGCACCAGTAGGAAATATTTTTTACACAGAAAGATATGAAGCAAACAATGAACCAACAGGTGCTTTCATAGAACAAGCACTCAATGATGGTACCAGTGGTGTTGTAGGTGGAGGCTTGACTGCTCCATTAGGCACATTGGTTGCCACACAAAAAGTAGAAATATCAGATCAGGCAGCCAGAGATATTGCCAACAACACCATTAACACTGCAGGTTTATATTACACACCTCTGAGTGCAAATGTACAATTAGCAGGTAACAGCACCATACAAGATGATACTGCAAATGGTTCACCAAGAGCATTCTTTAACAATAAGTTTGATATTATCAGATTAACCAAGGGGGATAATTTCTTCTAATGAGTAAAGGTACATATTACATATTTTATAACACAACCACAGGCGCAATAGAGCAGTGTAGAAGATTAACACCAGCACAAGCAGAAAGAAATTGTGCTGTGAATGAAAACATGCATTGTATGCCAGGTCATGTGCTTGACATAAACAAATGGCGTGTTGATTTAGACACAATGGAGATTGTGAGTTGTACAAAAAGAGTTATAGATCCTAACAAATATGCACTGTGCAGAGAAAGAAGAAATGGTTTACTAATAGCCAGTGATTGGACACAGGCAGTTGATGCACCTATCACTGATGCAAAAAAAACAGAATGGGCAACATACAGACAACAACTGAGAGATTTATTAGCAAACATAGATGATGTAGAATATGCTGACATTGTGTGGCCTACACCACCAGCATAAGGAGAACACATGCCTCTAGGTAGTAGAAAATTACAAAGTCAAGAAAATGCCAGTCAAAAAGATTATGATTTCAGAGATCTCACTGCAACCAGAGAATTCACTTCACCTGACACCATGCAGTACAACATCACTGGTAATAGACCAAATGTTGTTATTGAATATGATATCACAGGTGACACATCAGAAATAACCACACCACTAACTGGTAATGTTACCACAGACAGTGGTGGTAATGCCACAATAGGCATTGCAATTGATCAAAGTGGTTTAGGTTCTGGTAACACCAATTTCACTACCAATGTGGTTGTACAAGGTTATGATATCACATTGGTAGATAGAGAAACCACTCAAATCACAGAGCGTATACCTGTTACATATGACATAGATCAAAACTTTGCAGGTAATGGCAATGTTGACTTTTGGATATCACCTTCAGTGAGCAATGTGGTTGCCAGTAATGTTGCAACTATTACATTCAGTGCTGGCACAGACATGAACACACTGAATGATCCTGTACACACCAGTATGTGGGCAATAAGTGAAATATGGAGTACTTATGCCGCAGTGCCTACACTTAAAATTAATTTTTACAGACAAGGTCCTAGATCATATACCACAGACAAATTAACTGGTGTAACTGCCAAAATGATAGGTGGTGGTGGAGCAGGTGGTTGGCCCAGCAGTTTTAATCCAGGACTAACCATAACACAAGGTGGTGGAGCCGCAGGTAATCTAAACACAAAAACTGGTAACATAACACTTTATAACAGTGAATATGACAAAAGCAGAGAACCAGCATCACCAGTACCACCAGACTATGTGTTACTGTTAAAATGTGGTGCAGGGGGTTTTCAAGGTCTAAGTGGCAATGTGAGAACAGGTTATCCAACCAATTGGTTAAGACAACAAGCAGATGAACCAAGTCCAGGTGATCAACCTCTGGGTGATGATGGCAACTTTCTTACTCAAGACAGATTAGGTCAAGGTGGTGCTACTGCTATAACTCACTGGAATAATGCACCTGATTTTAGACCTAAATTTGATGGTGCTGGTAATCCATATCCACCAGAATATTATGTATGGTATAGGTATCTAAATATCAATGATGATATTATATATGGAACACAAGGTGGTGGTACTGGTGCAGGTAATATTCATGCCACTGGCACTAGTGGACAATTGGGTACACAAGGTGAAAGACCTGTGGTAGGATCAGTAGTAGTTGGTGGTTATCATGGAGGTGGTAGTGCAGGATTAGCCACAAGATATAGTGATGGCTCATTAACTAGATTTAGAAACAGTAGTGGTAACAATGGTGGTGGTGGTAAACAGTGGACTATAGATGGACTACCCACTGGCCAAATGAGAGTATCAGGTGCTGGTGGTGGTGCAGGCCAAGGCAGTGCTGGTGCTAATGCCAATGTGTTTGCCAACAGCAGTTATGCAGAAGTCATTGCTGGTGATGGTGGCAGTGGTGTAGTAGACAGTGATTTTGGTAATGTGTGTGGTGGTGGAGGTGGTTATGCCAATATAGCCAATCCAATAGCAAACACATCAATAACACTGGGTTCAGGTTCACATGGTGGTGGAGATGCAGGCAACAATGCTACAACATTTGGTAGTGGAGGTGGAGCCAATGCAGTAGATTTTCAATCAGGTGTGGCTAATACAGAAATACTTGCAGGTGATATCACAATACCACCTAGTGGATACCATGGTGCAATAAAATTAAGTTTTGATTTTGCTCCAAAAAGAGAATGGGGCTCATAAAAACAGTCTTTACAGCAAAAAACACACAAATCTAATAAAT